GATTTAGAGTCTTGTGTTGATTGGAATGGTCCAGCAATAGTGCCTGCGTTAGCACCCATAATGCTTCCATCTAATCCTTCACGATGTAATGAACCTTCGTTAGCTTCATTCATTGCTCCGTGTTTTAAACTTCCGTTCATGTAGCTCATCATATTATTCATAGTCGTCTCCTTTGGTTGTTGTTGTTAAAATACTTCTTGTTTTTGTTCATCTTGATATAGCAATTCACGATTATCTAGAATTTCTTTATCTTGTTTAGATAAAAAAGAACCTTCGGACTGTCTTAATTCTGCTACGTTTTCTTCTGTACTTGCAGGGTCCATTGCAAGATTAGATCTAATCACAATATCTTTTTCTTGATTAGCTTTTAATTTTTTAGATCGTTTTCCTGTATAATAATCTTCCGGAACTTCATTTGGAAATATTGCAAATTGGGCAAGTTGTTCTTCTACTGCTTGAGATCCTTGCATTCCATATCTAATAGGTTCAAGTAATCCCATAAATGGAAGAGCTTTTAATCCTGCTTTTCCTATACTACTTCTCCAAGCTTTTAATCTTTGAGTAAATGTTCTGGGGGTTTCTCCATCCATTCGTGTAGGTCTGCTATCTTCTAATCTATTTTGTTCATCCATAATTTCATCATCAGTTAAATTAGAACCCCTAATTGCATCTCTACTTGCTTGAACTTTTTCTCCCTTTTCAGCATCTATATTAAATTTACGATCTGTTTGTCTTTTAATTTTTTCATTTTCAAGAAATTTTTCATTATTTGCTATGTCTTCTAAAGTTTCTTGATTTAACTTTGAAGCTTCAGCAAATCTTTTACGGGAATTAAGAACAGCTTCCGATACCGCATCATCAATATATGCAGCATTGTTAGAATCTAAAGTGTGCAATCGTGCACTACTAGAATTTAAATTTTTAACAAAATTACTTTCGTGGCTTGTTTCCCAATCTATTAGTGCATCTTTTGGCATCCAACCCATAGCGTAAGTATGACGTAAAATTGCATCTTTTGCAGGTATTGCTGTAGTATGTTTTACTTTAATTTCTGTTTCTGGTATAAGCGTTTTACCACTAGTATTTTTATATTCATTAATAACCCCATCTTTAGCTACCATACTTTCTGCAGAATTATATCCTGTATAAGCAGTATATTGATTATCTAAAATGTCCATACCCGGAGTTACTATAGTTCTTAAAGCACCCTCAGTACTCATATATTTTATCATAGATACTGGAAGTTTTATACCATGTGTTAAATTTTGATTATTAATAGCATTTTGAGTTATATAAAAAGGATCTCCTTGTGGTAAATCTCCTCGTGCAAAAAGTGCACCAGATCTGTCTTTAGCTAAATTTCTTATAAAAATTCTTGTTGGATCTTTTTCTTGGTATTCCCCTAATCTTTCATTAAATACTTTAAATATTTTTTTTGGATCAGCATCACCAACAACATACGTAGCTTTTAAATTATCTACTATTTCAGCATTTATTCTAGGTGCATTTGGAAAAAGTTCTTTTCTACCATCTAGTAAAGCCAATTGTCTAGCTCTTAAAATATAATATCTTTCTAAATCTGTAAAGTATGACAGTCTACCCTTAGCAACATTTGCTTTTAAATTTTTAACTGCGTTACCACTGTTATCTAATGTGGGATTATTTATATCATCAAAACTATCTACAGTTAATCTACTAAATTCAGCCCCTCTATCCCCTGTTAAAAATAATAATCTAGCAGTAATTCTATCAATACTACCTTTTTGGTAAGTCTCTATGTGGCGGGTTGTTGTAGCATATATATCATCTGGTATACTTGTAGGAATAACCCTATCACCTTGGCCACCAATTTTTATAGCATAAGTACTATCCCCAGCAGCCAACCTACTCATAGGTTTAACATCTGTATATCTTTCAAAAATTGGGTCCATATAGCCTTTTAATATTTTAGGACTACCAAGTTTGCTATCTAATATATACTTTTGATTACTTAACTTTACATAATCTTTTGGAGACATATCAGCTATACGCATATCATTTTTAGGAAAACTATGATTCCTATACTTTATCATAGTTGTAAGCATGGCACTAACATCAGTCTTACTTAAACCTTTAGCAGCATTCACAGTGCCAGACTCTAAACTTTTTAATATTTTACTTTTCATATCAGCGGGTATAGAAGTATTCTGCATAAATGCTTCATAAGATTTTGCAGTCATACCCGGTTGGGTTGTAAGTCTTTCAATAAAAAGATCTTCTACAGTAATATTAGCCATTAGTATCCAAATACCTCATTTTGTGGGACATACCGTTGTGATTGCCTACTAGAATAATACGGTGTGCTTGCATTGTGTAAAGATCTTACCATCATCATATATCGTAACGCATCGTATGCGTGATCGTCTGCTTTTGTATCTACATCTTCTGGGTTGTGTTTAGATAGAGGCAATGTAGGCAGTGTCCTTACTAGGTTTGTACAATTATCCATAATTCTTACTCTTGGTTGTCCTCTGCTATCACAAGCTAGTCTTCTATGTATTTCTATCTTTCCTGCCAGTCTGTTTCTATCGGATGGTATCCATCTACAGCCACCTCTATTCATTGTCTCTGCTATACTTGGACCTAACCCTGTTCTGTTCCAACAACTTGCATCTAATACAGATATTTGCATGGTTGGGTCGTTTCTTTCCAATTCTAATACTAATTCACCAAGAGCTTCACCAGTTCTACCTTTTATATACAGTTCTCTATATATCCAGATATTGTTGTCCCAGTCTATAGCACCCCAAAGAATGCAAGAAGGACTACTGTAGCCATAATCTCCGGCACGTACCCTAGCCCAACCATCTGGCGGGTCAAAGGCTTCCACCACATGTATGGATCTACTAAATTCTGTAAAAGCTGCCCCCTCTGCGACATCCCAGTCTCCTTCTAATAATCGTTTTCGTTCTACTTCTGGTAAGGAGAGCAACATAGCTTCGTATTGCCCATCTATAGCAAGATATGGATTGTCTGTTAACCTTGCCGGTATAAATTTCTTTAGAAATAAAGGTTGCCCTTCTTTTGCGTGCCCTATAGGGTACCTTATTGTTTTCTGTGTATCAAATTCTTTTGCCCAAAAAGCTGATCCCGGTGGAGATGGATCTATGTACATTTTTCTTACCCACCAGCCTCCTACACCTCCCGGATTAGCTGAACACCGCATATATAGACCAAGTTTTGGGTCGGTACTTCTAAGTCTTGATCTTAGGTAGTTCCACACGTATGGTGTGGGATATTGTGTTATTTCGTCTATGCCTATCCAATTAAACGCTTGTCCTTGGTATCTTGTTACGTCTCTTTCGTCATCTACGTAAGAAAACCACACTTTGGCCCCTGAAGGGAACTCCCATGTAGATTTTGCTTGCTTAAATACTGCCCCCGGCACCGCTTTCATGTACAATTGCCTACTTTTGTCTATAAGTTCGGTCAATTCTGGTAGAGTACGTCTTAGTAGTAGGCCTCTGTGGTTAGGATTGCCTACATCTCTTAAAACATCAGCTAGAAGTGCGTATGATTTGCCTCCTCCTGCTGCTCCGCCATACAGTACGTCTCTTTCTGGACTTTCTAAGAACTCTGCCTGTGGTCCATCGTTGGCTTTAAAGACAACTTCGTTCTCAGCAACGTGGTTTCGTACTCTTTCTGGTAAAGCTAGTAGTTCTTCCTCAGATATGGGTTCTTTTCCATGTCCTGAGAGAGCTGCGTCTATCTTACCAAGGCTTTCTTGTAGTTTGTTAGCCCTGTACCGTGCATTTACAGCACGTTTTGAGTCTTTTTTTACCTTGGCTTTAAGGTTAGATAGTTTTGTTGATACGGCTTTACGTATCACCCTCCTATCCAGTTTGGCTTTTGCTGCCATCTAAATGGGTTCCTAACTTACTGCGTTTCTTTAAACCTTCATCAGATATATATCTATCTGTTTTTGCCAACAGCCACTGGCTTGCTTTTCGCCACCCGCAAGACTTGGCATATGTTAATGCCTGATCCAGTGCTTGTAGTTCATCTGGTATAGGAGACAAGTGTTTCTCATCCTGTGTATCCAACACATAACCAAAAGGTATAGTGCTGGTTTTTCTTCGGATTTTATTTAGATTTTTTAACTGATCCACCGTACATCCTCTTTTTAGCTACTTTGCCACCCATCATTTTCTTTGGTTTAACTCTTCCACCGGATGCCCTTTTTTTTGCTTTTGCAGCGTTGGCTATCCATTTTGCACTTGTAACTCTCCGCAGTAATGCAAGTGCTTGTGAAATTGCTTGATTCGTATTATCTTTTGGTGTATTACTCATAATCTTTTTCCTTTACCACCTACTAGTTTCACGAAATAAATCTCCCTGTTTTGTTGGTTCTTCTTCTGGAGAATCATACAGTTCATCAATAGCTTCTATCTTATCTTGATTGCTTGCAATAGCCCCTATCCACTTATCTATCTCTGCTGTAATATCAGAATGTTCTCCAATACCTACAGCAGAATGTAATAATACATCAAGGTTAGCTTTTGCTAAACCTATATTAGCCACGTACTGTGCCCTTAATGCTTGTAACCTCATAGTTTAATCTTTCTTTTCACGTATAAAAAATCCAACAGCACCGGCTGCACCACAACAAACCATAACTACGCTTTGCCATAAGTCACTTGGTACCATTATGCCTAAC